GCACAACAATTACCTAATATTGAAATTACTCGTCAGGAAAGGGGTATGAAAATCAAACCTGAACGAAATACTACTGAAACCGAAAACGATGCTTTAAAATTCTTGTGGCAAAACAAGGATATGGAATTTAACACTTGGGAGATAGCACACTTTAGACTATTGGGTGATGACAGAAAACTTCCTTACGGTACTTCCATGTTAGAAAAAGGTAGACGTATTTGGAAGCAACTTATTTTGTCTGAGGATGCGATGTTAATCTACAGAACATCAAGAGCACCTGAAAGACGTGTATTTAAAGTTTTTGTTGGTAATATGGACGATAAGGACGTTGAACCATACGTAAACAGAGTGGCTAATAAATTTAAAAGAGACCAAATTGTTGATTCTACAAACGGTAATGTAGATTTAAGATACAATCAGATGGCGGTTGACCAGGATTACTTTATACCTGTTCGTGACCCCAACGCACCAAACCCGATAGACACTTTACCCGGTGCACAGAACTTATCAGAAATTGCGGACATCGAATATATTCAAAAGAAACTTTTGACTTCGTTAAGGGTTCCAAAAGCATTCTTAGGATTTGAAGAAGTTGTTGGTGACGGTAAAAACTTATCGTTACAAGATATTCGTTTTGCCCGTACTATCAATAGAATTCAAAAATCTATGATACAAGAATTGAATAAGATTGCTATTGTTCACTTGTATTTATTAGGTTTTGAAGATGAATTAGGTAACTTTACTTTAGGATTAACCAATCCATCTACACAGGCAGACCTACTTAAGGTTGAACAATGGCAACAAAAAATTCAACTTTATAGAGATGCTGTTACTGACCCTGGTAACGGTATATTACCTGTTTCATCGTCTTGGGCTAAGAAACATATTCTTGGATTTAGTGATGAAGAAATTAAATTGGATTTACAACAACAAAGAATCGAAAAGGCGGTTGCGGCAGAATTAGAGAAAACGTCAGAAGTTATTAGTAAGACCGGTATTTTCTCCAACTTAGATAAGTTGTATGGAAACAAACCCGGAGAAGGCGGTGATGCCGAAGGAGGTGAAACTACAGACGGAGGACTAGGTGATTTAGGTGGAGGAATGCCACCACCACCTCCAGGTGGTGGAGGTTTAGATTTAGGTGGTGACTTAGGTGGTGACTTAGGTGGTGATGAAGGTGGAGGAGCCGAACCTGCGGGTGGTGAAGCACCACCAGAAGAACCGCCAACAGAAAGATTTATAAGAAATAAAGATTTAGATTTATTGGTTGAAGATGACTTAATTAGAGGTAAGAGTGTTTTAGACCTTTCTAAAGGCAGACAATCGTTAGGTGAAATTGAAGACAAATTGAACGCATTACTAAAAGACTGATATTTATAAAATAAAATATTATGAATTCATTCGGAGTATTAAAAACTAAAATAGAGACCATTTTAGAAAGAAGTTATGGTAAACCTGAGTTTAAAGAAATTTTAAAAGGGTTTAAAAAACACATTCTAAAAAACAAAAACCTATCTGAAGCATATCATCTATATGATGAATTATCTTCGAATAAAGGTTTGAATGAAAGTATCGTTGACGAATATATTTCAGAATCTTTTGATTATTTAAAAGATATTATAGATACTAATACAAAAAAAATTGAAGAGTTAAGTGAGTGGATTAATGACTTACTTAAAGAAGATGTTGGTAACAACTACAAAGATATAGATAAACAAATCTATACTAAAAACGTAGTTAAAAACTTAGAATCTTTGTTGGAATCAAAACAAAGAATTAGAAAATCGTTACTCACTAAAAAAGTATCAAACGACAGTAAAAGTATAGATTTACCAATATCCTCTATGTTAAAAATAGCTAATAAAACACTTAGTAAAGAATTACAAACATTAAGTGAGGAAGAGAAAAAAGAATTAAATTTTTACACCACATTAAAAGGTAAAAATTTAGTTGAGGAAATTGAAAAAACTAAAGAGGTTGTTTTAAACAAATTAAAAACAAATTTAAATGAGTCCACCGACTCAGATTTGTCAGAAAAAATTCAAAGAACAATAGATAAAATTAATGAGTCTGAAAAATCATTAATATCGTTGTATAAACTAAAACAATTAGAAAAAGGGTTATGAAAAAAATAAATGATTTTCTCGTTAGAATCTTTCATATCGTTAAAGATTGGATTGCTTCTAATGGTGTTGAAGGTGTCTTAGGATTACTTTTAGGTCTATTATTGTGGGCAACTCAATTTAAAATTTTAGCTGGTTTTGCATTCGGAGTTTTCTTCACAAAAAACTTGGACCTATTTAAGGGTTGGTTGCAAAACAAGTTAAAATGAGAAAATTCTTAATATCCTTAATGGGTGATGTGGATGGTCAAAAATCTTCCAAAAGATTTATAACCCTTGTAGCGTTTTTTATGATGTGCATCGCCTTTTTAGCAAACGTATTTATGGATATACCTCTTCAGGAATTTGTTTGGGATGGTATGATGTATATCGTTTGTGCAGGATTAGGATTTACAACACTTGAAAAGTTCTCCCGAAGTAGAGGGACTGAAGAATAAAAGAAGGGACTCATTCAGAGTCCCTTCTTTTTTTATCTACATATATTGCTTTCTTTTTTTCTTCTCTTTTTTTAACGGAGTTTTTGGTGTATTCTTGGTTGTCCCAAACTTCTTGTAGTTGTTTGGTTTTGTACACTTTATACTTATACGACTTAAGTGCCGCTTCAATATTTTTATTTTTAACTTTTATTATTAACATAAAATTATCTCCTTTACCATAAATATGACTTTTTTTGACATACGACAAATAATATACTATATTTTCTTTAAATAAATAAACTTTAAGTAAAGATGGGATTATATGAAGAAGGGAAAAACGTCACAATTAAAATTATTCAGTGACGCAAAATGTTACTACGGAACGGTAGACGCAAAAAATTTAAAAACAGTATACATAGTATTACAATCGTGGGTAGAACCAATAAAAGAATTTGAAAATTGGGATAGGGCTACAGGTACTATGGAAAGAAACATAAAACACGTACTCCTTGAAGTAGTCGACCCCCTAATGTTTGAGAAGTTTAATATTGTGGATTTGGACTTAAGAAGTAGTGGGATACAAAAAGGTAAACGTAGTTTTATGAATTTAGAAATAACTCTATACCTAAAAAATCATATGGATTTCAAGTCTCCTATTTTAAAAGATAGGATTAAAGAATATGATAACCGCAGTATATACCGATACATTGAAAGGTATGAAATACTTTAAAGTACACAAGAGCAAAACGACAAAAGAGTTGGTCTGATATATTTATAAAGAAAAAACATGAAAATTTTAGGACCAAACGACACAGGTAAGGGTATTTTAGTAGAATGGGACGCAGGTTTCGTAAACCCACACGATAGTCGTAATGCTCAAGTAATACAAGAATCATATGGTCAGTTAGACCATTCTAAACCTTTTGAGTTCTACGCGACTCTACAAAAATACGATACCCCCAACCGTAACGGAAGGGTTTATCCTGAAAAGATATTAAGAAGAGAAGCTGACGCATATAACAAAGCGATTCAAAAAGGATTGTCTATATCAGAACTTAATCACCCTGAATCATCATTAATTGATTTGGATAGAGTGTCACACCTTATCACTGAGATATGGTGGGAAGGTAATACTCTTATGGGTAAGATAAAACTTTTGACTTCACCAGGTTTCCACGAAAGAGGTGTGGTATCTTGTCCTGGTGACCAAGCCGCCAATTTAATGAGACAGGGAGTCACTATGGGTGTTTCTTCTCGTGGTGTAGGTTCGCTCGTAAAGAAGGGGGAAAGAAACGAAGTACAAGACGACTTTGAACTTATCTGTTTTGACTTGGTATCGTCACCTTCCACACCCGGTGCATACCTTTTCCTAAACAAAGACGATAGAGGTAAGTACGAAGAAAACTTGGAAGAAGAAACACAATTACGTTTACAAGAACCAAGAATTGATGGTGGATTGGGTAGAAGTGTTGACTTAATGAAAAAACTTTCCGATTATTTAGGTTATTAAACCTTATTAAAAAAATGACTATGGACGAAAAATATTTTGTTGCAAAAGTGCAATATGACCTTCCTGATGAAAACTCAGGTAAAATCAAAAAGATTAGAGAAGAGAAGTTGGTTAAGGGGTATAACGTTACCGATGTTGAAGCTAAAGTAACAGCTAACTTTAAGGACTTTACATACGAATGGAGAATCACCGCATGTGTGGAAAGTAAAATTGATGAGGTCTACGAGTAATATCGTATGTAGATACGAAAATATGTAATTATCGTATTAGGATACGAAAATCTTTTAAATCGGGGGAAACCCCGATTTTTTTTATGCCCTGATATTTATTGTTAAAGTATAACAATGACAATAGGTGATTTAGTTGATTTTAAAACAAACTTCGAGGAAGCGGATTTTTGGTTGATAAGAAAAGGAAGTGAGAATACAGTAGGAAAACCCGTTAGAGAGTACTCTCCTGAACATATTGGGGTAAAAGTTAAAGAGGGAGCACCTGTTCTACCTGACTACCTTTTTTATGTTTTTATGATGTTACAAAACAAAGGAGTATTCACTCAAATGGCGAAAGGAACTACGAGATTACAAAATATAAGAGTATCCGATATAAAAAAAATACCTATAAATGGTTGATAAAAAAAGTTTTTTTAAAAAACTACATATTTATATGTTAAATAAACTATTGCTAAATAAAACAAATGGCAGAAAAAAATTTGGTTGAAGAGGCTTTGTTGCAAATGGAAAACTTGCAAGAGGCTATCACAAACAATGCAAAAGGAATACT